CGACGAACGTGATTTCCATGTTGTGTAGGCTCCCTTTCCGTGGATGGCGGGTAGGCTACACGACAAGAATCCGGCGTCAAGCGGTGCGTCTCTCGCCGCAAGAGCGCACTTTACTACGCAGTTCCGGCCAGCCTACGCAGTTCCGACCGTCCCTTCGCTCTAGAGCGTCGTTCGTTCCAGCAGGCGGCGCAGCGTGGCGGCGTGACGCTGGTGCATCGTGTCAGGCAGGGCGTTGCAGTGCGCCGCCTGGAATTGAATCGCCTCCCGCTCTGCGTCGGTAAGCCGCAGGCGGGCGATCTCGTCGGCCTGCTCGTCCAGTTCATCCAGCGGATCGCCGTTCATCGCGTCCCTCTCTGCGGCGTGTAGTGTCTTGGACGTTCCGTGTGGATCAGCACAAGAAACCTATGTCGATCCGCTCGCATCCTCAATGCGGGGGCTATTGTACGCCCTCAGTCACGGGGCGCAATGCGTTTTCCGGTTTCGCGAAAACGGAAAGACCGCCTTCTGGTGCAAGAGCGCACTAACAGCGAAACGGTTCCACCTTCTCCTGCCATGTGACAACCAGATGGCGTGTGGCGTCGTCGGCATACTCCATCGTCGTGATGTCGAACTTGCCGTCAGTCTCCACGCCAAGCGCGGCCGGATGCCGCTTGTCGTAAATACCGTCAGGAAGGCCCACGCTTTCTCGCTGTGGCAGGCTCTTGTGCCGGTATTCGACTTTGTAGCCTTCGTCAGTCTCCTCCACCGCGACCGGATAGAAGTCACCCAGCCGATCCACAAGCAGGGCCGTCAACCTTCCGCCCGTTGGCTGGTGGGCATCGTAGGCGCAGGCGAAAGCCAGTTGCGCCCGGTCGAAGTCATGCCCGGAAATCTTCCCAGCACAGAGATCAAGAGCCGCCTGCATGATGTATTCGCGGCACTGGTCGGCCCGCTCAACGGATTCTCGCCCGACGCAAACGTACCCCATGAGATCACCTTCCTTTCGGGGCGTGATTCTACCCGGCAGGCAAGGCGGCGCAATGCCTTTTCACGACCGTCTCTAAGGTGAAGAGCGCAACTACCGAAGATTGCTCGGTAGTTGCCGTATGTTGTGGGCCTAGCGCACGGGCTGAATATACAGCCCCTCAAGCACCGCCTTCGGGTCGCTACCGAGCAACTCCAGCACGCGGGCCTCGACCTGTTCCTGCGTGTAGTCGCCGGCTGCGGTGTAGGCATCGCCCTCCCAGAGCGTCAGGGGCCGCATGAACGGACGCATCTGCACCTGCACCCGACGCAGGGCGGCGGCGTCCACAGTGGTCACTGGCAGTTCGTGGAACGTCCGCGTGCCAAGGCCGGGAAGGTTCACCGTGACGGGCGAGGGAAGCAGCATGACAACTCCTTATGCAATTCCAAGAATGTTTGATCCGTTGACTCCGCGACCCTTTCGCAGATTGGTCGTAACCACGTTGCCGTTGAGCGTGTCGGGAACAGTGCTGCCGCCGGCGAGCGTGATGGTCCCGGCGGCACCGGGATAAAAACTGTAGAGATTCCACGAGTAGCCATTCCCACCCGCAACGGAGAGCGAAGTGCTTGACGCGTCCGTCAGCGTGATGCTGCCGCCGCTGGTGGAGGGGTCATCGGCTGACCCAGACGCGTTGCCGCCATTGGCCGACACGGACCCAAGTTGCACGGAGTTGTCGCTGACGACCGAGATGCTGCGGCCTCCGGTCGGTGCGTAATTTGTGTATGCGTTCCAGTCATACCATCCGTCAGCACCGTTCCCATTGATCCCGCCAATAAAACTCTGCGCGACACCGGCCCCGCGAACGGAGATGCGAGACGGCCAGTCCTGCGTGAGCGTCACGCCGCCGAAGTTGCCAACGCCGAAGTCGATCACGATGTCGCCAGACACGCTCGCGGCGGCGTTGAAGGCGTACTGTGCAGTAGCCAGCGGGCTGGCTTCCGTCGCGTTTCCTGTCGCGTCGCTGCCGGTTGTGCGGACGTAGATGGTGGACGGAATCGGGCCGGTGACTTCGCCGTTGTAGTAGAAGTTGCCGTTCCACACACCGTTGCCGCCGCATGCTAACGTGGTCGCGACGTTATCAAAGTAGTAGGCGCCATTCAGGCATCCATCGACATAGGTGGTGCCGGTGATCGTGCCGGTGTTGGTATTAGTCCCAGTGAACGTCGCATTGCCAGTGATGGTGCCGCTGTTGGCTGCGGTGTCGGTGAACGTCGCATTGCCAGCGATGGTGCCGCTGTTGGCTGCGGTGTCGGTGAACGTCGCATTGCCAGTGATGGTGCCGCTGTTGGCTGCGGTGTCGGTGAACGTCGCATTGCCAGTGACGTAGCCGCTGGATGTGTTGTATGCCGCCCCCGCGAACGTCGCCGTTCCGGTGACTGTGATGCTGATCCCGAAAGCCCAGTTCGTCGTCAGGTTCACGACCGTTGGCGTGCTGCCGGAGTTCCAAGTGCAGTCCGCCGCCAGCACCACACTGTCACTGGAGTTTGGAAGGGAGGATGCTTGGCTAGCGAACGTGTCGTCATCCCACCAACTTGACAGGTTGCTCCAATCTGAGCCGGTGAAGTACATCGTTCTCGGCTGAATCTGCCCGTTGACGAAAGTGCCGTAGGCGTTCGTCCCGGTGAAGCCATCCCAAGTCACAGACCCGGTGACAGTGCCGACGTTGAAGGAGTCCTCCAGAAACGACGCATTGCCGGTGATCGTGCCTTCGTTGCGAGACTCGTCGTTGAACGTCGCCGGCCCGACGAACGTGCCTAAGTTGTACGAACTGTCATTGAATGTCGCGCCGCCAGCGACGGTTAGAGGGACGCTGCCGACAGAAACATAGGACTGGCCATTTAGCACCAAACTCCCCAAGTTCGGTCGAATGCCTGCGGCGACGGGCGAGTTGAGCGTCACCGAGCCGGTGACGAACGTGTAGTCGTCTGGAAAGTTTATTGGCGACTGCATTTGCGCGGTGTCGTTTAGGACTACGTTGCCGACGACCGACGTCAAATTGGTGAAAAAACAAGAGTCGTTGAATGTGCAGTTTCCGATGACGCGAGGAATCCGCGCGGGGTTGGCGGCGAAAAAGCCAGACGGCCAACGAGGGCCGGGATATGTGTAGAAATTACCTGACGCTGCCTGTCCGTGTGCTGGGCTGTAGTAGAGCGTGCAGTCGCCGGTGACAATCGCGGTGCCGAGAGTACCCGCGTAAAGCGTGCATGGTGCATTGATGTATGCCGGCGCGTTCGGCCAGCCACTGCTGGTCGCTCCTAGAGCATACTTGTAGGCGATGACCTGCGCGGCGTTTACCGTACCGTGAATGATGAATTGACCATCGGCACCCGACGAGGTGAGCGTCACTGTCCCACCCACGTTCAGCGTGATCATATTCGGCGTGACGTCGCTGAGCCCTGTACCAGTCAAGCCGATGCAGCAGTAGCCGTTGCAGGCCATGTTGCCCAGCACGTTCAGCGAGATGCCTATCGCGCAACCGACAGTTGCGCTCGGGGCGTTGGAGTTGGTTGTCAGCGAGGCCACCGTCGGCGTTGAGCCACTATTGGAATACACCTTCGCGTTGTTTGTGATTACAACGTCGTCAGCGGAGGTTGGCAGCGATGTGGCCGGCGTCGTGAACGTGGAGTTCAAAAACCAGTTGCCAGGCGAGGCCCAGTTGGTGTTTCCGCTGGTGTTTCTGTAATACAGCGTTGCCATTTATCAGTATCCCGGTACGAATGCGATGATGTCCCACGCATCCCGCCCCGCGTGATACGTCGCGGCGAGTACGTCCGTCTTGTTCGCGGCCGTTGACCAAGGCAGCGGCGAGGATGCGCTAGACGGGATGACGAACTTGTTGCCCAGCGTCACCGTTCTGCCGCCGGTCGCGTCCTGCCGAATACGCCACCTCAGTGTCTTGCCGTCCACAGGGTTCGATGGGTTGGCGATGGTGGTGTTGCCGGTCAGGGTAACGTCGAAGATGTCGCCAGTGCTGGCGTCGGTGCTCAACGTGGCGGCGTAGGGGAGGGCGACCGTGACCGGGCCGCTGGATGACGAACCGCCGCCGCCTGCACTCGCCCCGCCCGTGATGATGATTGACATTAGTACGCCTGCACCGAGAGGGTCGTGCTACCGCTCGCGACGACCGCCGTCACGCCAGCGTCGAACAGTTCTTTCTGGGCGTCTTGATCGCAGATCAAGACCTGCCCCGCCGCCAGTGGGATGCCGTTCGTGGCCGTGACCGCCGTGGCGTCCGGCGTCAGTTTGAGATAGGCCGTCGTCGAGCCGTTGTTGCCGATGGCGACGAATTTGTAGGGGTACCCGCTGCTGGCCGGAAGGACACTAGTGCTCGACGTACCGACCGAAACGCTGGCAATCATTAGCCGCTCCTGCTAGTTCTGCGGGGCAGCCTCGACCGCCCGCACCGTGACTGTTTTGACCTTCTCACGCAGCTCCCGCTGCCCGTGAGCCAACTCCTCGAGGGTCGCCGCCTGCTGGGTTTGGACTGAACTGATTTCCTTGAGTGTCTCGCTCGTCGTCTCGAGGAACTGAACGTGGCTCTCAACCACGGGCTTCACGAGCGTCCCGTGCAACGTGATCGCCGCCTCGCGGCCCAGCCAGATGATGACGCCAAGTAGCACCACCGGCACGCCGAAGCGTTCCGCGACCCGCAGCATGGAGTCAAGCACGCCTTGCTTTAGTTCGTCTGCCGTCATCTGCGCCCATCCGTGGCTATTGTTGTATTGTAGCCTTTGGGGCGGCCCCAGAGAGGACATTCGCCGCGACGGTCTGCCGGAGCTTTTCGACGGTAGACCAGTTGCCGACGACTCGATCAATGAGTGTGGCATCCACCCCGGCCTCGCTGGCGTGCCGCATCGACACGCCACGGACGCACCCTTCGCCGCGGACGATCTGCCAGACCTCGCCGCCGGCCGCCTTGATGGCCGCCGCCTCGTTGTCAAAGCGGACGTCGGTCACGACGACGTTGCGACCGTCGGCCAGGAGCCGGTCGATCCGGCGCATCCCGATGTCGATCCAAATGTTCTCGCCGACCATGCCCCTGCCCCACTCGGTTCCGAGGGTCTGGAGGAGCTGCCGCGGCGACCGGCCGACCCAGTCGATCTCGGTCTCCTTGAGTTCGCGGTCTTGGAGGTCTTCGGGCAGCAACCCGGTCACGACGGAGATCATCTCGTAGAGCGGGTCGGCGAAGGCCACGCGGTAGAACTGCGCCGTCTCGCGCAGGATGCTCGCCACCGTGTCTTTGCCGCTGCCGGCGGCCCCGCAGAGCCCAATCAGCATTCCAAATCCCTCCCGTCGAAGCGAATCGTGACCCCCACCGTCTCGTTGAGCCAGCGGATATTGACGCCCCCGCGACTGAGCATTTCGTCGGCCATCTCCAAGTTTTCTAGCCACCGACTCGGCGTGGCCTGCCGCAGGCTCACCAGTCCGACGACCTCGCGGATGCCGGACAGGATGATGCCCCTGGCGCAGTCGGTGCAGGCGAACCAGGGGGCGTACATCGTCGCGCCGGCAGTGGCAATTCCCACGGCCGCCGCCTTGTAGATCGCGGCCCGCTCGGCGTGCTCCGTGATCTGGTATTTGCTGGCGCCGTCGATCCGGCAGGCGGCGCGGTTGACCCCGTAGACCAGCCGCTTGCCGGCGACCAGGACGGCGCCGACTTGGGTGTTCGTGTCGTGCGAAACGGCCCTCGCGTAGCGGAGAGCCTCGCGGAGATAGTCAGTCTCGTTCATAGGGCGTACTGCGCTCCTCCATAATCGCGATCCGGTACTGGAGCCGCTCAATCTGCTCGAGCGCCCGGCCGAGGGCCGCCGCCAGCGTCCCGTTCGCGGCCGTCCACGAATTCGACGGGCCGTACTTGTTCACCAGCTCCCAGGCTTTGTTGATTTCGTCGGGTGTCATTTCAAGAAGATCGGGAGCACCTTCGTCACCCGCCCGTGGTCGTGGTCGATGATGACGAGCGACTGGCTTGGGGGCTGATACTCAGCCTTGATGCGGTCGGCGAATGCGTTGTGGCCGATCAAGCAGCCATTCGCCACGAACCGATACGGCAGCCAACTGAAGCAGTGCCAGTGACCAAAGATGTCGAGGTCGGCCCGCTGGGCCTGGTTCCAGTTACTAATCGCCTTGTTCGCGGGGATCGTCAGCCCACCCACGCCCCCGCCAAACCGGATTGCGTGGCCGTGGTGCGCCCTCACGATGAAGCCGTCGAGGTTGATGTTGTTGAGATACCCCTCGCCCACCTGCCATTCGACGTTCTTTCGCTTCTCTTGGCCCGCCATCGTGAGGTAGAGATGCTGCTCGAACGAGTGGTCGTTCTCAGTCGCCATCCGAGGGTGCTTTGTGCTGCGGCCGTGATTGCCGCTCGCCGTCGCGACGAGCACCGGGGCGATCTCGCTCATGGCGTCGATCACGCCGCCCAGCCGCTCGCCTGCCCAGCGGGTAGCGGCCAGCGGGGCCAACTGGGTCACTTCCACGAGGTCGTCGTGAATATGCCCGGTGATGAAATCGCCGAGCGCCGCCACGACGATTCGACGAATCCCCGTCAGGTGCTTTTCGTGCTCAATGAGCATTGAGGCCCGCTGCACCAGTTGCTTGATCCGGCGGTCGGCGATGTCGAGTGTGAAGTGATTCAGGTTGCGGCAGGTTTCGGGCCGCACCTCTTCTTCAACGTGCCAGTCCGAAAGAATTAGCACCGCCGTCGCCTCCGGTCGCTTGCCGCGCGGGCGGCTGCGGGCGATCTTCTTCGGCGAGACGTCGGAGAGCGCCGTCAAGTTCGCAACGGCCGCCTTCTCGGCGTCAAGTTGCTTGAGCGATGCGTCGTACTTCCGCTTCAGGCTCGCCAGTTCGTCCCGCAGCCGCGAGTTGCTGGCATCGCGGGCGACGTCTAGGTGCCGCTCGAACGAAGCCAGCGAAGGATCGTGTCTCTGTTTCCTGGAACGGGCCATTTGTGCTCCTTCAGCAGGTCCGTGATCGCCTGGCAGAGTGTCGCGTAAGACACCCCCGCGAATTTTCCATCCGTGTATGCCTTCTTGACCTCGCGGAGCCGCTGCTGCGCCTCCGGCGGCAGCTTCGAGAACCACGACCGCTTGGGCGGGTTGTTCATCGCGGCGGCGGCCCGCTCGAGCACGAAGTCAACGGCAGAGAGTTTCGGCATCACTCTGTCTCCCTGTAGCCAAGGGTCCAAAGAACCCTCGAAAGGTCGCGGGCGGATTCCGTGATGTGCTCCTCGCTCACCGTGGGATAGAGAGCGTGGAGGCACTCGTGGACGATGGTTTCGAGGCGGGGGCGGTTGGAGAGCTTCTCGTCGATGAGAATCTTCCGCTCGAGCTTTGGGTTCTTGGAGTCCGGTAGATAGGCCCAACCGGCGGCGTTGCCGCGGAGGCGGGTGAATCGCAGGAGCCACTTGACCCCGGCCAGCGTGAAGTGGTGGTCTTCCGGCATGGGGATATTGTGGCTATGTAGCCTATCCGGTCAAGGCGAGGTTTTGGCTACGAAACGCCCCAGACCTGCGGTGCTGTCGTGCCAGCGTCGAAATTGAATGCGCCGCCGCCGCCGCCGCCGCCGCCGCCGCCGCCTACGCTGACCCCGCAGACGTCGAATCGCGTGCTGTTGAAGTCGGCGGTCCAGATGGCCTCGTAGTCCACCTTAATGACCCCGTAGAACATATTTTTGCCGGAGGCTGTGTGTCGCACGTTATAACTCCACCGTCGCGGTGTCGCACCTGCCTCCCACTCCTCCGTCTGCCACCCCCCCCCCGTGTAGCCCACGGGCGCCGATGCGCCGAGTGCTGGAATGAGAACCCCGAGGATTCTCTTTTCTTCGTCGTAGGCAAGCTGGAGAGGCGATGACGGGACGTACAGTGCCTGCCTTTCAGAGGTGAAGTTTAGGGAGTTCTTGCTGCTGTCTTGCCTAATCTGCTCACGGCTGTGGTGAAACTGTGGGATCGTCATCAGCGTCCCCCACGCGCCGGCCGAGAACTTGTAGAACCTCTCAACTTGCCTTGTCTTCTCTTCGGGCGGCGTTCCCTCTATGACTGTGATCGTTTCGCCTGAGCGAAAGTCATCGAAGTATGTCACCCCCGGCCTTCGCGTGATCTCGCTGCCAGACACGCTGATCGGAATCACCTTCCCGTCTTCCCAGACCTGAAACTCCCAACTGTTCGCGAACACCGGGTAAAGTTCTGCCGTAAAGCCGCCGGCGCTCAGGTTCGCAGTCGTCGAGGAGACGCAGAGCTGCGCCTGAATGACCGTGACTTGCGTCCGGCTGTTGATCTCGATGTTCTTCTGCATTCCCACGGCCGGGACTCCTTTTTATGCCGTCGCCGTCGCGGTGGCTGACCACGGGCCGGTGCCGGCCGAGTTCACCGCAGCCACGCGGAAGACGTATTCCGTGCCGACAGTCAGGCCGTACAGGTTTTCGTTGAGGCCGTATTGCCCCCATGTGTAATTCGTCCACGAACTGCCGCCGTTGCTGCTGTATTGAATCGTGTAGTCTGTGATGGCAGCGCCACCATCGTCGGCCGGGGCGGTCCACGCAAGCGTGACGTAGCCATAGCCGTAGCCGTCTGGAGTTGCCGTTAGCCCTGTCGGCGCGCCAGGCGCCGTTGGTGCGAGCGTCGTGCGAGTGATCGGTGAAGTGAACGACCCGGTGCCTATGCCGTTGATCGCCGCTACGCGGAAAACATATTCGGCTTCAGGAGTCAGGCCCGTGACGACCTGCGTTGCGGCCGTACTCGGCGTTCGCGTGACCGCCGTGTAGGAGGCCGTATCTGGGCCATATTCAACGGCATAGTCCGCGACAGGCGCGTTGCCGTCACTCGCGGGGGCTGTCCACGCGAGCGTGACACTGGACGCTGCTGCCGTGCCACCCAGCCCCGCCGGCGCTCCGGGGAGATCGGCGACATAGAGCGAGTTGACTGTCATGCGGTCCTGGCCCTGCGTAATCGTCCAATCCTTGCGGTAGCGCAGGATGACAGACGTCGCTGTGGTGACGGTCGCGGTGCCAGAACTGTTTTGCGTGCCAGAAATTGAAAACACCTGGTTGCCATTGATAAGCAGGCGACCGAAGTCGTAATTCTCTTCGCTGCTCGCAGTGCAATCCCACTTGAGCGTGCCAGCACGATTCACCTTGACAAGTGCATCTCGGTTGACCTGGCTGCCGGTCACGCCGTTTCCAGCGTTGATGTTGTTGCCGCCGATGAAGCCAGTGAGCGGCGTTGCGCCGTCGCCGGTGCCAGAGAACGAAGCGAACGCAGTGCCGGGCGTGGACAAGACGACCAGCGTGTCGGTGCTAGTGTTGCCCTGCCAAACAACGTCAAGGCCGCGATACACCATTGTCACCGGGGCCGCACCCTGGCTGATCGCTGTGACCAGAGTCGTTCCGGCTTGCAGTGGCATCGTTCAGGTGATGAAGTAGAGGGTGGCCGTATTGGGCGAGGTGATCGCCGAGAACGCCGACTGGGTGAGCACGACAACAGCCGTGACCTGAGTGCCGCCGGTGATGAAGTCGTGGGCGTGCGTGGCCGACGCGGCCGAAATGTCCGTGACCGTCAGGGTCACGTTCCCAGTTCTTCCCTGCACCTGCGTCACCGGGAAGACGAGGTCGGTGATGCTGGCCGTATTGTGGGTGTGGCTGACCGCGGCGTAGGCGTGAGTATGGCTGGCGGCGGCGGCCGTCAAGTCAGTGACGGTCAGCGTCACCGTGCCGGTGCGGCCCTGGACGCTCGTGACGATCGGCGAGATGTCAACGGCGCTGTGGGTATGGGTTGCCGGCTGGAAGAGCGTCGGGACGTTCGTGAGGCTTGTGTACGAGCCGCTCACGGCCACCGCGGCCAGCCCTGTCACCTCGATTGCGGCGTGAGTATGGGTCGCCGCAGCCGCCGTGACGTCGGCCGCGGTGAGCGAGATCACGCCGGTGCGGCCCTGCACGGACTGCACTGATTGCGCCTGGCCGATGACGGTAAAAGCACCGCCGGTCGTCGTGACGGTGATGTTGGCCCCTGCCTGCACCTGGAGCGCTGGCAGGCCGTAGTTGATGGCGGGGCCGACGTTGAGGGAGACGGTATCCCCGCCGGACTGGGTGACGATGACTGTGATGTCGCTCATGGTGCCACCGGCCTCACTGCCCCGGAAAGAACGGTTCTCGTCACCATCCCCGGAGACACCCACCGGAGATACCAGCGGTAGTTATTGGCCGGCGAGAGGGCGGCCGTCTGAGTCTCTGACAGGCCGATGACGATCTTGCCAGCGGCCAGGTCAACCGGCGTCACGACGAACGCCGTCGCCGTCTGGCCGACGGTGTTCACGAAGCCCGCGCCGCCGCCACCGGAGGCCAGGTTTCCTGAGACGTAGATGGCATTGTGAAACTGATAGCCAGTGATGTCGTTGGAAAAGTCCAGCGCAACATTGACTTCGTCTCCGGCAACGAATGCGAAGTCCATCTGCGCAGGGAGCTGGCTGAACGTGACGGCCATAATATCCTATTGTAGCCTTTTCAGCCCTCCGGCGGGTCGTCTCCAAGGCCGAACATTTTGCGGCCAAAGTCGTTCAACTTCTTCTGGCGACGGTCGCAGCCGCACCCCGAAAAGCCAGCGGCCTTCGCCACCTTGTCGGCGCGTTCTTTCGTGATCCCGACGCTCGCAAACGCGGCGGCGACGATGTCGCCGAGGCCGTCAGGAGGCGGTGATTGTGAGGGTGACTTCATTGGCTTCCCCTGGCCTCGGCGGTGTCGTTCCCATCCAGCAGCCGTCAGAACTTAAAAGCCCGTAGGTGTAAGCGGTCTTAACTAGCGTCACCGGCTGGCCTGAAGCAAGTTGCTGCTCTTCGCCCTTGTTTAATATGAAGGTAGCCGTGCCGAAGTATTGGCTGTAGTATTCGTTTTTGCCGATTGAGGTGCCGCCCGGCGGGTTCACGCCGTTGCTTGCAAGGATAGAGCCGCCACCGGAAGTGCCACCGACCACAATGGGCGGCGGGAGCGAAACCTGCGGAGTAATGCCCAGGACCGTAGCGGACGGGCCGGACTCAGGTGTGTTCAGCCGATACCACGCACCGCCGTAAAAGACCCAGAGCGAACCAGTCGGCACGGATGGGTTGGTGGTCACTCTATAGATAGCAAAATTGTCCGATGATTCCGGCAGCGCCTGTTCACTCGGGGCGGTTGGAAAGTCAAGCCCGCTCGGTGGCGCTGGGCCTTGGACAACAGTAGAGCCCAAGCCAGCGCCGGGGCTAAAGCTCCACTGATAGCTTGAGATGCCGACGTTTTGCTCGAAATGCTCGTCGTAGCCGTAAGTCAGGTACCGGCTTGACCACTGTAAGACAAGTTCCCCGGTGGTCGTAGTCTCTAGCCCAGGGTAGCAGGTGAATGAGCGCAACGCGGTGATGTGCGACTGATAGAACGCGAGCGTTGCACTGCCGCCGTACCCGCGGGCAATGGGCTCAGACGACCTGGACAGCGGAACGCCACTAAAGCCAATAGTCGCCGGCGGGTTGCTGCGATTTGGTCGCATTGGCACTGTCGTGCCAGGGCTTGAAACATGGCACCATGTGTTTTGCTCGACTGCGTGTCCGCCAAGTGTCGTGCCATGCGTGATCGTGCTTGGCAAGAACTCGCTCGGCATGGGGTTCCACGAACGATAGACGCCGACCGGAATGCTGCCTGTCTTGCTCCTTGAAATCGTGATCGTCGTGATCTCTGGGCCAAAGATCATCGAGGAGTGTCGCTGTGCTGCCGACGGCGATGCGCACGCCGGCAGCGTCATCGCTGGCGACGGGTTGATCGTCGTCGGGAAGCCGAAGTACGAGAACGGCACGCTCGCCGCCGCATCCAGGGACGACGGCACGCCTGGGACGAACGTCGGCGGGTCGGGCTCGCTGTGGAAACTGCCGAGGGCCGGCTCTACGTTCACGCCGGCGGTCGCCGTAATGACCTCGCTCGGAGCATCTTCGTCTCCTTCCGTGGTCGGCGTCGGTATCAGCTCCGTGACGCTGGAAGCTGGCGTTGTTGTGATTGGATAGCTCATCGTATCCACCAGCTCTCGGCCGATGGATGGGTCTTGCACGATGCACCACATAAACCTGCAACCAAGCAGGCACGGCTGGCATTGGCCGTAGGTCAGCGGCCCGTCAGTTGTGATCGGCTTTGTGACTGAGACTCGCGACTTCTCCGACCCCTCGGCACCGTGAACAGGCTTGAACGAGATCGCCCACTGCGTGTTGTAGTCAGTCTGGTCGCCGTCGGAGAGTTTCAGCCTAAATCGCCTGTCCGACAGCCGCCGGATGGACTCGACTTCTGCCTCTTTGTCGGCCCCCGTGGAAACGTCTTTCCCTTTGACCTCTAAGGCTTCAAGGAGGTACTCCTCCTCGTCGGCCGGAGTCGTCGCCGCCTGGGTCATGGTTTCGTCCAAGATCACGACGTTCTTGTCAAAGACGAGGTCGATCTCGGTCAGCGGGTTCTCGTGAATCAGCCCGTCTGTGTTTGCGATGCCTTCCCACAGCAATGGGTCGAATCGAGGGGTCGGGCCTGTGTAGCCTTCCGGTAGTTCGATCTCGGTGTTGTCAAGTGACCGCTCGCGGACAGAGATGACGATGTCGGGTAGTGTGTTAGCGACCGCCGGCTGGTTGAGAGCGCGGTCGATCGGCTGCACTGCACGCAGCTCGTACCAGCCCTTCGCGAGAGGCCACCACTCATCTGTGATCGGCCCGCCGTTGACGGAGTACGAGTGAGACGAGCCGCTAGCGGCTGCCGAAAACAGCGGAAACGGCTCAATCGTTCCATCGCGAGTAGACGTCCACCCATTGGACTGCGTGTAAGACGCCCGCTCGTTGATCCGGCCGAAACCTGGCACGACCCCTGACGCCAAAGGCTCGTCCACGAAAGCGTCGCGGCACTGATTCCACGCGCGGGCGGGCGGCGTCTTGTCAACGACAAACGACCAGAAGGATCGCAGGGGTTGCGTGGCTCGGCTTTTCCCCGCGTCCGTTTTTCCAAAGTCCAGCAGCCACGAGCCATCGAAGTCGCCGACCATGAAGTACGAACCTTCCTCGGTCGTGTACGGCGTCAGTTGGGCTCCGATGGAATACTCCGGCGCGTCTCTATCCTGCTCTTTCGTGACCTCGCCAACGAGTTGCCCGTTTCGGTATATCTTGAAAAAACACGCGGCCGTTGAATTGATCCCCGCGATTGCGACATGCGTGTACCCTCCTTCTGCGCCTAGCCTGCGGCCCGCGCCGTGAACGATGTCGCCTTGGCTGGCGTATGGCACTCCGGCGCGGGCGTCCGGCGGCTGCTTGGCGTGGCAAAACGCCGTCACGAGGCGGCCGCCCTCCGCTGGTGCGGAGAGGGTATTGAGCCGCATTGACGCCAGCCACTTGTCTGCGGCCGGAGGCATGACGAGCCGCTCGGTGCCGTTGAGCGAGATGAGGCTTTTGACTTGGTAGCTTTTCGTTGGCTTGCCGCTCGCCCAGTCCTGGCGAGCAAGTTCGACCCTCGCCAGGTATGCGCCTTGGGTTTCACCCGGAATCACTGGCGGCGCAACAAACGGTGCGTAGTAGGGCTCGAGCGCGCCATGTGGATGAATCCCGCCGGGCGAGATAAGTGGCTGGCCTGAGCTTATCCTAGCCGGCGGGCCGCCTGCTGCTGGCTCACGCAAAAAACTCGTCAACGGATTAATAATCGGGCATTCGTAAACCGCATCGAAAACCCCTACCCACCCAAGACCCGTATTATCTGGGAGGACGTTCGTTTTGATGAGCTTGTTCCCACCAAACTGTGCGAAGAGCACGCACTTCAGTTCCGCCAGCGCCTCGGCGTATTCGGCCTTGAGCGTATAGGTCATCTCCGATGGAAACGGATTGACGAAGTAGGACTTCGCCACCGCCTGCGGTCCTGGGTAGCCGGGATTGCTGAGTGGCGTCAGCTCCAGCTTGCCGTAGAGCGAGACTCCGACCGCCCCCAGCCAAAGCCCCAGCGAGCTGCCGGAGGCATACTCCAGGATGTTTTCCATGAGCCGCCACGGGCCGCCGCTGATGAACTTGTGCGACCGCGCCTTGCTGTCACACAAAATCTCCGGTAGATCGGCGCTGGCGTCCCAGAAAAACTTGGTCGCCTCAGTCCGCAGTTGCTCGCACCGAAAAATCGGCACGAACGTGCATTTGTCGCAGCACACAATGCAAGCGGGGAGCATCACCTAGCACTCCGCGGCGATCAGATAGTATTCGCCATCCTGCGCGGCTGCTGCGCACGACTTCGGAGCAGTCTGCGGCGCCGCGAGCATGGGGTAGAAGAGGTTTGTGACACTGAGCGTTTCGTTGGTGGCGATAGCCCCCATAACCTTCACCTCCTTCGCCGCACCTTTCGCCCACGTTCCCGTGTAGGTGCAGATGCGTATCGGCTGCTTGTCGGCATCCATCAACATCGACACGCTACGGGTCTTCTCGATGATGCACCAGGCCATCGTCGGCGTCGGGCCAAGCGCATCTGTGAGGACGGCTGTCTGCGTCGCTCCCGTGCCGCCAACGATGCCGATCGTTCCGGTCGAGAACACCCTTGGCGGCACGGCCGACAGAATGTTCAGGGCCGTGATCTTCTTCGTCTCGACAGTGCCGTTTGGGTTCGTTTGGACAATCGGCCCATACGCTGCCGTAGCGACCGTGCCGCCTTTGTGCGTGTAGAGCGTCACTGTCATCATCGCGCCGCGATGCCAAGTCAGCGTGCGCGGGTATGCGGCGAGGTACGGCTTCGTGTCTGCGCTGGGGACGCCCCCACCTGGCCGCGTCTCGACGCGGGTGATGTTCGTCTGCGGGATCATCCCATCCACCTTGGCGATGGTGGACTTGATCTTGTCCTTGAGGTTTTCGCCTACGAGAAATCCGCGAGCCATAACTACAGCCCCAGTCGCAGTTGCAGGATGCCGGTCAGGTTCACCGCCCGCTGCACGCCGCCGCGCCACAGGATCGGGCGGGTGTCTTCGTCGATCTTTCGCGGCGTGCCGTCCTCGTTGAGGGCGATCGGCAGGCCGGACTCACGCTGCTGCGCCCCGCCGCCTTCGTACTCAGGAGTCATTATCATCGCGCGCACCTTCTGGTTCGTCTGGATGCCTTCCGGCAACGCAAGCGGCGTGACGATCTTCATCGACTCGTGCTTGAGCGGCTGGGCGAACGGGTCGCGGGTCTGGTCAACGAGATTCGGCGTGTAAGACTTCACGTTCCAGCCGGTCAGCGGGACGACGACGTCCCAGCCGCAGTTGCCTTCGCCGTCCACGAAGTTGGCGCGGTACGCGAACTCGTAGGTGTTCATAAAACCGCGGTAGATCGTCGAGCCGAAAGACTCAACGTGCGGCGAAGCCTCGACGCCACGGAACATGACCGTAAAGCGCTCATAGGTGGCGTAGGGGCCAAGGGACATCTCGGTGTCGTTGATGCAGCCGCAATACTGCGCGAACGCCGTGCCGGGGTTCACGCTAAACTGCGTCACGCGGATGGTGGTGATCGGCTCGAGTTTCGTGAGGCCGTCGATCAAGTCGCCGGCTGAGTTGTAGATGGGCGACCAGGTATTGCCGGGACGACGAACCCACGAGTACGCCGGCATCTCGTAGAGCGAGGTGCTGGTGGAGAAGTTCGCGGGGCGAACGTCTGGAGTGTATGTGCCTGGGTCTTGGCTCTCGCCGCCAGAGGCGCCAGGCATCGCCTTGTACGTCGCCGTGATGAGCCGGACGAGTCGGCTGTCTCCGTCAGCCCTGACGTCGATGGAGACGCAGGGGATCGGGTTGTCGGCCCCAGGCAGAACGTCGCCAATCTGGACGCCGATGACGTCGTTGAGATAGTACGACTCGCCGGGGTGGGAAAGGATGACCTTCCACGTTCGCGTGGCTGTATCCGACAGGGAGCCGCCTTCAGCCGACCGGCTGAAGGACTTGCCCTGCATCAACTCGGAAACCATTTTTGGCATTAGTTCACGACTCCACCGAGGCCATCTGCAACCTTCTTGATCCCCTCGTTTATTTGCTTGAGTTCAGCCGTCTGCTTCGCCATCTCAGCAAAATTGATGTTCTTGTTCGGGTCATCGCCCCTCAAGAGCCGGTTGAGTTCTTGGGCGCCTTGGGCCGTCGAAACGTCTGCGGCAACGAGCGCTGCGCGAGATGGGATGCGGGCGTTCATTCGCTCTTGCTCGAAGCCGGCGAGCATTGGGGCCACTCGCCGAATCATGTCTTCTTCGGCGCGGCCGATTGCCTCGTTCATGCGTTTGCGAATCTTTTCGATGTCTTCTGGCATCCCGCTGCTGTTCTCAGCGGCGCGGCTTGCAGACTCGCGAATGTCTGCAATCTGCTGCTCCAGGTCTTTTGCTGCCCGCTCGCCTGGTGTTTGCTGGAGCACGTCTCCGCGATCGGCCGACGCCGCCTGCTCGGCGAGTTGCGTTGAGGCGTCCCTTGCCCTCTTGACCCCAGCGCTCTGCTCAACGACGCTGTTCTCAAGTGCGGCGCGTTCGGCGATCAGCGAGTCGCGGGCCTCTTGCGGCAAGACGCCAGCGGATGCGAGCTGTTTGTCGATCTGGCTAATGCGATCGAGGGAACTGGCGATTTTTCCAGTGAAGGATTGAATCGTACTCTCGTATTCAGCCACGGCGAGCTCGGCATCATCCCATGTCGGGAAAGTTTTTGCCCCTTGGTTGATTATGTCGGCTTGCTTCTGCAACGCATCCGCAACGGCGTCCAGACCTCTTCTACGGGCCTCGTCGATCACATCTTCATCTGTCTGGCCGCCTGCCCTTTCGATTCCAGCGGCCTCGCGTATCCGAGTGAATTCGCGTCCAGCGCTTAGCATTCGCGCGGCACGCCCTGCCCGGTCCTTCGTCGGCCCAAACTGGGCCGCCTGCTGCCCGAATACTTCCCTTGCTCTGGCGATTTCCTGCTCAACACGAACTTTCGCTGCCTGCTGATCTCTTAGTTGCGACTCAGCGGCGTCACGGGCTTTTCGGCTGTCAGGCGTGCTTCGGCCAAGATCGGCGCGGCGGGTGGCGTCGGCGTTGGACTGTGCCTGCTGGAGATTCTGTTCGACCTCCCGGCGAGATCGGTCAAGCGCCTCCGCGAAACGCTGCACAGCAGACGTCGCGACGGTGATTCCTTGTGTCTGGGTTTTTAGGGCGGCGGCTTGAGCCGTGGCATCGCTGAGTTTTGTGGCTGCCTCCTCCTGCGCGGCCTGTCGCTCCGTCGGGTCGGCAATTCTTGCGGCTGCTTCAAATGCGCGAAGCGCCTCCTGGAATGCTACCCCGACTTGATCCACAGCGATGCCGAACTGCCTGGCTGCCGGCACTCCCTCCTTGATGCCCTCGGCAACGGCGGACTGGGCCGCCTCAATCGCGTCAGCGGCTGGTTTGGCGCCTTCAAAAAGTTGAACTGCAACTTCGTCAAGCGCACGGACGACTTTGGTGGCGTCAAGCGTAGACAAGACCCGCTCAAGTTGCTCCAGCTCCTTGGCAGCCGCAGCCGCGACGCCAAAACCAAGGGCGTCGCCGCCGGTTGCGACAGGCGATAGCCGCCTAATCTCTGCCTCAATGGCAGCTCGCTGCTGGCTATCGTCGCCCGCGGACAATCGCCTAGCGTCTTGGCTGGCCTGCTGGCGAACGCGATCTGCTTCTCTCGCACGGGCCGCAGCCGAGCCAGCGTCTACGGCAGGGGCGAGTTGCGCAACGCCGACATTCGCGAGCGATCGCTCAAGCGCCAGCCGGACGTCGTCTCGCGTTGCACTGCCAGCGTTTGCCCGCCTTGCTGCCTCCTGCTCTCGCACGCGCGACGCCTCAATCTGTCGCTGAAGGCCAACCCGCACGCCGGCATTGCCCTCAGAATCAAGTCGTCGCTGAAGCGCCGCTTGGTTCGCGCGCTCTCTCTGCACACCTTGGTCGGCGTCGGCAACGCGACCCTCTCGGAGCTCCTTCTGCTTCTTGATGAGGTCGTCGAGTTGCTTGCGGAAATCGTTCGCCTCGCTGGCAGCCGGAGAGAAGACGTTTCTCGTCAAAGATTCCCCAAGAGACTGAAACGCCTGGGCCAGTTCTTCGACAAGGCTCTTCTGGCGGGCGAGAGCATCGTTCAGAGCCTTCGTCTGGTCTTCGGCCGTGCGGCCATCGTTGATCCACTTGTTGATCGCGACGGCCACCTGCCCGCCGATGACAGCCGCAAGGCCGATGAATAGCCCTTGGGTGCCGCCAAGGATAAACGCCAACTGCGTGATGTTGTTACTGACGGCCCGCAGCTTGAATTCAAGCCCACCCGTCGCCGAAAAGAAGTCGTCGATGGCAAAGGCAGCTTGGTTGACGGCGAGGCTGAAGTTGTCGAAGCCTCCACGGGCGACGTCGCCGCCGCGTTGGATTTGCCGGAATGCGTTGCCGACCGAAATGCGGCCGGTGGCGGCGGCAGCCTCCGCGGCAGCCCGCTGGAGTCGCTCCAGTTCCCTGCGAACCGCCGGCAGGCCCGTCGTCCCGGTGCTGATTGCCTCCTGAAGCCGGGCGCGGTACGCCTCGTAAGCGCGGGCCGCCGGGCCGCCGGCAACGGAACCGACCTGAATCAAGACACGCTGCAACCCTTGCAGTTCGCCGATTGACTGCCGGACGTCTGCGTCATTGATGAAGTCGCCGAAGCTCTGTACCTGGGCCGCCTGCGTGGTTCGGCGCACGGCTGCCGTCAGCGTGTCCATGTTTCGGGCGGCGTTCTCGATTTCCTCCGCGGTCGCCCGTGGCCCCAGAGCAACGAGGCGGATGAATTCCTGCTCGGCGCCTTGGATCGCGGGAATGAAGTGCGAACGCACGGCCGCTGGCATGGCGTCGAGCTGGCTCTTGGCCGATACGATGCCGGAGCGGAATTGGTCGAGTTGCCTAGTGGCTGCGCCTAGCGGGGAGCCGAGCGAGTCGGCCGCCTGCGACGCGAGCCTTCCGCTGAAGTAATCTGCCGGCAGTTGCGTGGCTCGCTGCGAACGAGCGCCGACATTTGCAGCCAGCTCTCGCTCTCGGTTGAGGCTGGCTTCGGCATCACGAAGGGCAGCGATGTCTCGAATGCGGTCACGGATCGACCGGCCAGTGGCATCGACGGTTGAGGCCAGTCGCGAAGACGCTCCGACGTTAGCGGCCAGTTCTCGCTCGCGGTTGAGGCTGGCTTCGGCATCACGAAGGGCAGCGATGTCTCGAATGCGGTCACGGATCGACCGGCCAGTGGCATCGACGGTCGAGGCCGCACCTACGTTCGCAGACTCAAGTGCCTCGCCAACCTGCGCGCGCACACGCGCAGCAATCTGAAGCAGGCTCTCCAGGCTCGCCCGCGCCCGCGTCGTGTCGATGTTGAGAATCGTCCCAGACTCAATCTCAGCCCGTCGCTTCTGAATCAGATTGTCGATGGCGACGAGTTTCTGGACGTCATTCGCAACCCGGCCACCCTCGAGCACCGAAGCCGGGGCTGCGGCGGCCCGCTGCCTTACATCAGCCGACGCGGCCAGCGAGTCGCGGACGCGGGGGGCAGCGAAGGCCAACTCCGTCCCACGCGGGCCTGCGGATGCCATCTGCGCGGCTTCGGCGAGCCGGTCGGCGGCCTGGGCTGCGGCCAGTGCTCGCCTCTCGATACGCTCGAAACTCTTCTCGCCGATGATCCCGCCACGAGTGAGGGCGGAATTGAGATACTCCGCACTCTTCTGGGCCGACTTCAGCGCCGGCTCGAATCCCAACTGCACAGGGGCCGCGAGTTTCTCAACCGCCCGTGCGGCCCGCGAGAGCGGCTCGTTGACGAGCACGGCCGCCTGCTGGAGAGCCTTGAACTGATCGACGGCCTGGCGGATCGAACCCACCGCCGCCGTGTCGAAGCCCTTGAACGAGAGCCTCTGCGTGGCGACTGCCTGGAGGGCGCGTGAAACCTTCTGCGACTCTGTGTAGATGCCGCGAAGCGCCGACGTCGCCTCCGACTGGGCGCGGGTGAGCGACGTCTGCATCGACTTGGCGAAGCTGCGAACCTCGTTCGCCGACGCATTCAGCTTGCTATTGAAGTCGCTGGTGTTCGCCGTAACCAGCGCCGAGATTTTACCGAGATACGCTTTTGCCATCGGGTCATCCCTGACGCGGTTGGTTCAGTTTCATCAACTCGTTCAAAATCTGCGCCTGCGACTGCTCCGGCTTGACGGCCGTCGGAATGAAGACCGCCTCGTCAGGTATGTCGCCCTTCTTGTAGTTCCCGCTGGCCGCCATGATGATGCGGCAGATTCTCGCGGTCTGAGCCCAGGAGTCGGGGAGCGGGTGCCTCTGGTCGTAGGCATACCACTCCGCGATCTCCTCCGAATCAACCTCCCGCAGCAACCGCTTGACCGACATTCCCAGGCAGAGGGCCAACTTCAGGTAGAACTTCCGCTCGGGCCTGTCGGCTAGTCTTTTCCCAGCGCCTCCACGGCCTCGTTCGTGAAGGCGTTGACCTTCCAGGCCGCGTCGAAGACGCGATTGATCACGACGCTCGACTTCTTGCCGAGGTCAGCCGAATCCTCATCCTTGAAAATCCGCTCGCCGGCCTCGTCGCACAGGGCGAGCAGGAGGAACCGGACACGAAACGCCTTCATCTTCTGCTCGGCGTAGGACTCCTCGAAGGAGTCGCGGTCGGTGCCGCTGATCACCTTGATGTAGTAGGTGCCGCCCCACTCGGGGATTTCAACGGCCTCCACCTTGATGTCGTTCGCCGCCAGAATCCGCTTCCGAAGATCAGTCGCCATGCTAACTCCCTGAGTAATCCGTCATCGTGAACTTCATCGTCCCTCGAACCAATTCGCCAACCCTGGCTTCAACCTGCGCAGACTCCAAAACCACATTTCTCGAAACCGAAAGGAAGCTTGAAGTGAATGTCAGAGGCCCAACCGTTCCGGTGTCCGGCGGTGGGGCGTCGGCCAAGAAATCCACGGAGATTGAGCCGGGCTTGAAGTCTCCCGTTGGCACCATGACGGCATGGCCGGCTGGTGTGTTCGCTGCCGTCATATCGACCAACTCCGGCGTACCGGCCTCGACGGAGATGCCCGTCACCTGGCCGGCGAACCCACTGAACGAGAAGGTCGCGTTGTAGGCAATGCCTGGCACGACTAGACCTGCACGCGGAACGACGCGGAACCCCGAACAAGCTCACCGACGCTGGCTGTGACCTGCGACGATATGCAGGTCGCGTTTCCTGAGAACGCGATCTTTCCGCCGACCGAAAGCGAGCCAGATGCGTTGACCAGCGGGATCGCTGACGCGGTGATGTATTCCACATCAACCGTCGGCAGCGAATCGACCGTCTTGTGCGTGTAGTAAACCTGCTCTGGATCGTCTGGCCCCAGCCCCATGTGGGCGCCGGAGACGCGGCCCCGCTCCTGGCCGTAATTGACCGTGACGCTGGTGACGGAATAGGAGCCACCACCAAACGAGAACGTCGTGCCTTGTGAGCTGACGCCAGCCATGTCGCCTTACGCGACGCGGAAGGTCGCGCTCCCGCTGATGAGAGCCCCCACCGAACCGCCGATCGAGGCCGATGCGAGCGTCGCGTTGCCGCTAAACGACATCGGGCCGCTGATCGACAAGGCGCCGGACGTACCGGCCGCGAGCACCGTGGTCGAGATGTAGTCGATCGTGACTTCCCGTTCGGTGGCGAAGCCGCCGACGAACTCGCGGCGACCGCCGGGGGCGATGCCGAGATGCGAGCCGTCAACGAGGTCTTGGGTGTCACTGACTTGAACGCTCGTGACCGTGAGGCTGGAGCCACCGAAGGTGAAGGTGAGTCCCTGTGCTGAAACGCCTGCCATGTGTTCGCGCCTCCTTGCGCCGCAATCTAGTCTTGTAGGTTACGCGGTGGCTTCGTTCCACCGAATCTGAAACAACTGCCGGACTTCGTAGGCCGGAGGCAGTTGCGCCCCAGCGACCGTCGGATCGAGGAAGTCGTCCGTTTCGGACACCAACCTCATATCTTGTATTGTAGCCCCGGCCATAGTGCCGGTGTGTCCATCCAGCGCAAGCCGCACCTCGTCGGCCAGTTCACGCACCGCGTCGTAGGAGAGCGCCCACGACGCAATCTGGAGGCCGACGACCGGGACGAAGAGCGGGCCGCTCAGGGCCGTCTCGCGGGTGATGTTCGACCGCTTGTAGACGATGAACGGCAGGCTCGCGCCGGTCTTCGGCACGGCGATGGGGTAGACCTGGAAGCCGACGATCCGCGCCACGCCGGGCGTGGAGACGAGTTTCTGGTAAACGTGCTTTTCGGGGGAGATGAGCATTAGAATTTGTTGATTTCTGCTTGGATCAGTTGGGCCAGGACGCCTTGCACCTGGGCCGCCGAACTGACGATGGTGCGTTCCATCGGGTGATACGCTGGCATCGGGTCGATGCTCTCGCCAGGGCCGAGCGTGATCGGGTGCGTCTCGCCGTCCTTGCCGGTGGCGAAGTCGTGGGAGTAGCCCTTGCCTCGCTTGGACTGCCGCGTCGGCTCATTGAGGCTGCCCATAAGGAAGTAGTACCCGCGGCTGCGGCGGGCGAATTCTTCGTCATTCATGGCCGACGACGTTCGCCGCATCTTGCCGTTGATCATCTGGTGGACGTTGACGTAGGTACGGCGGTTCTGCGTACCGGGGCGGCGGCGGCCGGAGCCGAACTCGACGAGCCAGGCATGGTTGCCGCTCTCGCGCCCCTCTTCGGAGCCGACGGGGCCGGTCTGCCGGGGGCCGGTGATCGCCACGGCGACTTGGCCGCCCTCGTATTCCTTCGTCCGCGTGATCGTCGCCTTGGCGAGGTTGCCGGTGGCACCGCTACTGCCCGCGGCCAGCGGCTTCGAGACGAGGGACTTGTAGCCCATCGCAATCGGTCGCGATGCCTGCTTGACGCACTTTTGGAGCAGCCCCGGCGCGGCGAGCGCCCCGGCCACACGCTCGAGTTCCTTTGCCAGTTCGCGGACGCCAGCGGTGTCAACCCGCACGAAGCCCTCGGTCTGGCTTTTGCCGGTGCCGAAGCCAACGTCACGGGGCGACGGATTGCTGGGATTGATCGCCATGCTACTGCACCTCGTGGACGAGGAGTTCCAGTCGCGTCCGGTTGTCCCGCTCGCTCACGCTGGCGATCTCGAGCGTCTTGCCACGCCAGAGAATCCGATACTGCGGATTCACCGTGGCCCGGTAGCGGATCGAAATCTTGTGCGAGGCGATGACGTTGGCTTGCTGGGCTTGGAGGATGTCGCGGCTCGACAGCCCATCGACGCTGGCCCAGACCGTGTCTTCGGTGGCCCACGAAAGCGTGGCTTCGCCCGTCGGGCTTCGCATCTCCTGCGGAGCCTGCAAGGCGACTCGCTCACGCATCATGCCGATGTTCACGTTACGCTGCCCTCGCCGATCAAGACGATGTCGTAGGTCGCGCCAGCCGGACCAGTGACCGTGATCGTCCCGGCCGTCATGCCGGCGGCCGTCGGATCAACCTGCACATACGCGCCCCCCGCGGCCACGGCCAGCCCGCTGGTGGGCAGCGGCAGGCCCGCAAAGGTCAGGAGCGACGAGGCGTGGCTGTTGCGGATGTAGACGGCTTTCACCGCCGTGATCGCCACGCTCACTGCGGCCCCGTCGCGGGTGTCTGGCAGGCTGGCGAGGTTCAGCGTCTCGCCGGAGCCGACAATCGTCCGCGAGTCGCTCCAGACCACCTGGGCCTGGTAGGCCGCGGTGCCGTCGGAGAGCACGGCCGAATACGAAGCGGGGGTCGCCCGCAGCGTCCGCGCGATGTCGGCGACGCTCGTCTCGTGGGCAAGGATGGACAGCGTGATCTGGGCATTCAAGCTCATCGGTATTCTCCCCAGCCGCTCGCAGCGAGCAGCGTCTCGAACGTCTGCGGCACCGGCAGTACCTGGCTGTAGCCGGCCACGACGGGCTGCCGCATCTCGAACCAGTGCGCCACCAGAAGCATGATCAAACTCTTCACCGTTTGCGGTACATTCCCGCCACTGGCCCCGTAGCCGGCCGTCCAGCGGACGGTGACGCTGTTCTCGTCGCCCCGCACCGCCGGCCAGACGCCCTCGTAGTTCGGGTAGACGCGACCGGGGGTCGTGCGGGCATCCACCTGGAAGGCGTTCGCCGCACTGGTGATGGTCTGCATGGAGCCGCCCTCGTCGCGGTACGTCACCGTCACCGTCTCGGCCTGCATCGGGGGCTTCGGCAGGACGATCTCCCAGAGCGGAAACGTGTCGTAGCGAGCCTCCCAGACTTGGCTGACGAGACTCAGGCCCAGCACGTTCTCAACGTACTCGCGGGCCGTCGAGATGAGGCTCGCGAGGTAGGCGTCCTCGTCGGTGCCGTCCACGCGACACTGAGCCTTCGCCTCCGCGAGCGACACCGGCTCAACGACCGGGGCCGTGTGCCGGACGAGGCTGCGGTATGGCGTGATCGAGCTATCCGGGTGCTCCGGCGAGCCGTATCGAATCGTGACTGTCATTTCACTCGCTTCCTTGCTTGTGACTGCACGGTGGCCTTTTCAGTCCGCTCCTCGAGCATCGCCGTCTCGGCGGGCTTCTCGCCGACCGGCTCGACCATCCCGCGGGCGATGAAGATGCGGGCCATCCCGTCGCCCCAGTCGAACACCTGGCCGACCCGATACCCGTTGAAGCTCTTGAGTACGCGAATCTTCATTTTATGGCGCCCCAGGTTGACTCTGGCGGCGATTGGCCGCCGTTCCAGTATTCGGTCGTGTGCTGTTGCACCTTGCCGCCCTCGACCGTCCGGCTGGGCCAAGTGATCATCAGTTCGGCGTGGCCGACGCTGATGTTCGTCGCGAGCCCCAGTTTGTTGCCGGCCTTCGCGAAGCCCTTCCAGAACGAGATGTCCTCGTCAACGTGCGAGCCGTTCCAGTCACCCTGGTCGTTCGGCTTGGCGACGAACCAAGGCTTCTCCATCTTCTTGATCGCTTCGGTGCGGATCAGCGTGCAGCCGAAATGCGCCGTCTCGACGAGCTGCACGGGCTTCGAGAACCAGTCGCCATCGACGACGGTCTTGTCGTCCGTGCTGACGCCCGGCAGGGCGAACATGACGCACGGGCTTTCCCGCTTCGTCTGGAGCGGCGCGATGGCATCCACGCCAGAGTGCATGAGCAGGGCGACGAGGGCTTCGACGGTCTTGCCGTTGAACACGGTGTCATAGTCAATCGTGAGAATGACGTCGTACTTGTCGATGACGCTCTCGATTGACCGCGTGAGACACTGGCCGAAGAAGACGCCCGTGTGCTTGATAACGGGAATCTGGTGGGGCGTCAGGGCCGAGTGGACGCAAAAGAAGTTGTCCGTGAAGCCGAGGCGGGGCGTGCTCATTACGGCACACACCCGCACCTCGGCCTCACAACTACCGACACGAATTAGCACGACTTCGCTCCTGTTAGGAGCGGGCGCGCATCCTTGCGCCTTAGTCGGCCGTCACTGGCCGTCCCGCTTGTTTCGGGATCAACCAGTAACCCAAGCCACCGCACCAGCCTCGCCAGCGGTCGTCGGCGCAACGCCGGCACGACTCAGGCGGGCAGTCACGGCGACATTGACGGCGGTCGTCGGGGTGACGCTGACCCGGAGGTAGCGCTTCTTCGACCGCGTGTCGATGTCCATCTTCACCACCGACGGCTGCGTGGTGACGGGAACCGTCGGGATCGTAAATCCATCGACGCCGCCGCCCACGAGGGCCGTCACGCTGGAGTAGGCCGTGTTGTCGTCCGACTCCTGCACACGCAGGACGCTCGCGAACACCGTGTTGGCGTTCGCCGCCCGCAGAACCGTCACGCTCGCATGGTCGTAGCCGAGCGTGTCGATCGTGAGGGTCGCCGTCTCGCTAGAGCCGGTGACACCCGCGGGGATCGTCGCTACGACCTTATCGTTTTCGTGCTGCTTCATCTCGAGAGTGCTCCTTTATGACTAGGCCGTCTTGAGGGCGACCACCGGGCCGACCTCCGACGTCGAGCCGAGGGTGTGGTGGTTGACGTCGAACCGCATGGTTCCCTGGAGCAGGAGCTGATCCGTGGTGGCGTACACCTGGTCGTACAACCGCACGGCGAAGTCCCGACGACGGGCGTAGATGCTGGACAGGGCCATGTTGCCGAAGAGCACCTTGACCTTGTTGCTGTCCACGCCGAGGGTGCTGTTGAGCACATGCACCATCCGCACGGGGTAGCCGAGGAAGGACTCACCGGCACCGGAGCCGACGTTCTCGACGGTGTTACCACCGGCGGCGTACTTCAGGCGGGCGATGCTCGCCGCGTAGCCGGCGGGCGAAACGTACCAGGCGGCTCCCTGGCGGGCGTAGATCGGCAGCTTGCCGATGACCGCGAGGAAGTCCTCGATGTCGAGCGTCTCGAAGGCGGTGTTGCCGCTGGCGGCCGACACGACCGAGGCCGTGTAGTTGCCGTCGTTGATCTTCGGGACGATGCCGTTGATACCACCCGAGCCAGAGGCGCCATCACCAAGCCAGCCGACCAAGTCGATTTTGTAACTGAGACTAGTTGCAAATTCAGTTGCAACAGCATCTGCAAGGTTGATCACACCGGCCGAATCCTCGACCACTTCGGTGCTCATCCGGCAGCCGACGGCGAGCTTCTTCGCCACGAGGCTCACCTGACCGTAGGTCGGCTCGCTCTCGGTGATGGCCGAACCTTCACCGACGAAGTAGGCGGTCGTGCCTCCCGTCCGCTTCGGGATCACCATCGTGTCGCGGCTCATCGACACGTTCTCCGCGGCGGGCGGGAACGTACCGTAGGTCTCGACAAGGCGGATCACGCGATTGGCGAACTCCTCCGGCACCAGCGCGCCACCGGCCGAGTTCGTGCCTTCGTTGAGAGCACGGGCCTCGACGCCGTTCTCACGGCACCACCGGATGTCGGAGTCGTTCTTGAACACGGCGGCCTTGATCCACCGGCCGCAGCGATACGCAGCGTCCACCGCATCCGGGCCTTCGTTGAAGGCGCGGAGGGTCGTGTGATGGGGGCTGACGGCCCGAATCTCGACCTTCTTGGGCTGCTCGGCGACGGGGGCAGGAGCCTCGGCGGGGGCGGCCTTCTCGACCACCGCACGCAGTTCGGCTTCCTTCTTGGCGAGGGTCCCCTCGAACTCCAGGTCCGACTTCACCGCGTCGGCCTCGGCCGACAGCTTGCGGAGTTCCGCGGTTTGCTCTTCCGAACGCTCGGCCACTTCGGCCAGTTCGGTCATCCGAGCGGCGATTGCCGCGGCACGATCCTGAAGACGCTTGAGGTTGCTCGCCATGATTGGCCTTGCTCCTGGTTGAGCCGGCCAAACGCGAAAGTGCGGCAGCCGGCGGGTGTATTGCCCGCAAGCACGCCGCGACAAGAATCCTCAAGTCGCTCGCACTGCTCCTCACGAAATCCTTCGTGAGGCTTATATCTTGTAATGTAGGCTGTTGCTTACTTCGTGTGCAAATGAGTGGAGAGCAGCACGCTCTTCAGCGCGGCGGCCTTGCCGACGTAGTCGATGCTCCGATCACTCGCTTGCATCTGCTTGACCTTGCGCGCCGCCCAGTTCTTCGCGGGCGTGCCGCCCCACAGAAGCCACGCAACGAAGCCGGGCTTCTCTTCGCCGGCCTTGTCCCAGCCGGGGGACTTGCTCGCCGACTCGTGCCGGGCAAACCAGGCATTCATCTCGCGAAGCCATTCGGGATTCATCTCCTCGCGGCGGGCGAGGCGGTTCGCGCGGGCGACCGTCTCAGGCTTGAGGCCGTCGCCGCTCTTGCCCTCTTCGTGCAGCTTGAGCCCGCGCTTCGCCGCAGCGGCCATGCCGCTCGTCGGCTTCAGGCTGACCGCCCGCTCATCGTCGGGCGAAGACTCCGAAACATCGGCGTGGGCCGTCAGTTCCGACATCCGTCGGCCGATGAAATAGTCGGTTTCCTCCCACTCGCCGTCTTCCGACTCCCAGAGGCGGATCAGCACGGCGGGATCGTCGGGCGTTGCGGGGAGCGGCTCCTCCGAATACTCGCCCAACTGGCCTTCTTCCATGATGTGCTCGATGCGGCCGACGCCGCCATCCCACGACACGAAATCGCCTTGGGCGTGCATCACCGTCGCGGCTCGTTCTTCAGTCTTGGCTTCCAGCGGTACTTCCGCGACACCTTCGGCTCCCCCGGCCGAAACAGGCTGCGCAGTATCTTCGACCACAGGGCTAACCGCTCGCTCGTCATTCGCCATCTCCAGGGCTCGCTTGCTCACATACGTTTCGGTGGCGAGGTAGGCCGGCGTGTCCACGGGGCCGGCATCGCCGAGGTACGAGAACTTCTTGATGCGGCGGATCATCCGGCCGCCCGCGTCCCGCTGCCAGGACTCGTCCTTGGGGTTGGAACGGAACGCGAAGCTTGATCCGCGGACGTCCCCGCGGGAAATCAATTCGACGACCGCCTCGGCCGACTTCGGCGGGTCGATCTCGTACCGCAGGCCGCGCTCATCGACGAACAGCCGCATCGTGCCGCTGGAAGTCCGGCCGATCACCTGCGTGTGGTTGTATTTGCCGAAGACGTCGGGGTTCGACCGCATCACCTCGTCGAACGCGCCGCGTTCCACGATCTCGTGGAAGCCACCCAAGTCCTGCGACTCGGATTCAAAGACGGCCGCGTACCCGCGAATGACCGTGCGGCCATTCAGGTCGGTCTTGACCTCAAGCCCCGGCTGCTCGCCGATTAGGCGTCGTTCAAGTTCGCACGATCCGTCCATGACTTCGTGACCTCCTCATACGGTCTGCCGGAGCGGTGGCACTCCAGCAGCAGATTCCGCGATTCTTCCATCCACCCATGCACAAATGCGTCGATGTCTCGGCCAGTCGCCTGGGCGGCGTCGAGCAGTTCGGTCTTCATCCGCTGCTCGTGGGCCTCGAACCAGGCCGTGATCTTGGCTGGCTTGGCCCGCCGCTCCACGATGCCGTCCGCTTCGATGGCCGCGAGGCGTCGGAGCGTCGTGCGGAAGAGAACTTCGGCGGCCGACCGCTCGCCAGCCGTGGCGGCGTCACCGGGGGTCGGGCCTTCGTTGCCGTCCTCGGCCGGTTCGTCCTGCGGCAACGGAGCCGTCTGGGGCTGGGTCGCGCCGTTCGGGTTGTTGACGGTGAAAGCGTCGAGCAGTTGCATATTCACCTGCACGAAACGCTTGTTGCCCAG